GGGAACCGGCAATGCCCGCACGAATCTGTGCCAGTGTGCCACCGTTCTGCGCCCAGTTTTGCAAATACTCCTCTTGGCCCGGTCGGCCAAGAAGCTCTTGATAAAGCGCGCTAACGTCTCTAATCGTAGGCTGGGTTATTGGCGCTTGCTGTCCGCTAATAGGGTTACTGCTTCTCATGACCTACCTCAACAGATAGTGAACCGTGAGCCGCGAAGCGCGGCACCCATGCCACGTTTCTTGCCCGTTGTGATTTTACCCATGACCGTATCCGGCGTTTTTTCTTCCTTAGCAACAGCATAAGGAATAGAGCCTTGGCCTTTGATTTCAGCCTTAGCAACAGGGGTAGGGGCTTTGACCGGCGGAGCGCCGTTTACTTTGACTCTCATTTAATTATTCCTCATCTTTAGTAGCTCTCTTTCGCGAGCCGCATCAATTCTAGCTTGTGTTTGGCGTTCTTGGCTAGACAAGCGTTGCTGGAATTCCGTCTGCTTGTTAGCCATACGTTGTTGATCCATCTGCAAATCAGCTTGATCCATCTGCATATCTGCTTGTTGCTTCTGAGCATCCAACTGAAGCTCTTGTTGCTTCAATTGTACCAGAGGATCCGGCCCTTGACCTTGACCCGTTATCTGCGCCGTAAGCTGTTTGAGATTGCCAAACTCCTGCGCGTTCATCTGAGCCACCATGGACTCCAACTGAAGCTCTAGATCCGGCGTCAATGCTTGACCGCCCGTCTGTTGCAATAATTGTGCCGTCGCCATCTCCTGACACTTGATCTTAACATGCTCAATAATGTGCTTCTGAAGAGAAATAGCCGACTGCGGCAACGCTTGCAACATGGGCGACGTGCCAAAGGTCAAGTGCGCCAAAATATGCGCGTCATGATCCTGCCCCTCAAACGCTTTCAACCGAACACTGTCAATCGTGTCAATGTTCTCTTGCGCCGGATCTTTCGGTATTGGATCTTCCGAAGAAGGTGCAATCAAAATCTTATCTATGTCACTAACGCCAAGCGCCTCGTACATACGTCGGTACGCTTCGTGCATATCGTGTATCTGTGGTGCTTGCGTAGCCATCTGTAACTGGGACTGCGCCAGAGAAATACGCTGGGCCTGCGAAAAAGAGTTGGGATTGGACACCGGCACAACATCCACGCGGTCGTCAAAGTCCTCACGCATCACGGTGCGGTCGCCGCCCTCTACCGCATAAGGATACTCTTGCGGCAAATACTCCGACATGACCCGCGCCAGAAGTTTAAACTCTTGCTTCATGCTGTAGTGCAGGCGCTTATGCACAGCACTCATGACCCGCGAGCCTTGCTCCAATAACGCTACTGTCGTACCCACTGCGGCCTGCTGGTTGCCGTCACCCACCTTCATATCCGTGATGGTGGCAAAACGACGGCCCGCATCGACCACGAAGCCCAAAAGTTGAAACAACGTGCTGTCGGGGCCTTTGAAAGGCAACGGCATCAACGAATCACGGATAGCTCCACCGGGCGCATCTACGTCGCGGAACTCTCCGGGTTGAAGGGGTTCTTCGTCATCACGTACCCTAAGTCCGCGAGCCTTGAAGCCAGCAGGGAGATTAGACAAAGTGCCAGCATCAATAAGCTGGCGAAGAGCCGCCGTAGCTGTTCGGGACAGGCCGCCAATAGTGTGGATAAGCCCGAGGCCATAAAATCCGAATCCCGGCAAAAACTTGTAATGGACGAAATATTGAATTTTTCGTCTTTTTTCGTCGTCTTCTTGATAATTTCGTCTAATGGCAAGTATTTGTCCATTATCCTCACTAATCGTAACAATGTAAGGAACTTTAATTCCGGTTGTTTCACCGTCTTCCCCCGTATCTTCAAATCCCAATAGGTCTAAATTAACGTGGCATTCCAACAAAGTGCAGGTGTAGTCAAGGTTTCCGGGGGTTACTCCGTCTAGCTTATCCATCTGGTTGGTAACTTCGTTGTCGCTAGAATCAGATGGAATAACGGGTATGTCTCTATAGAACCCCATGACCTGACGGATACGCAGATCATTTAAAGACATCTTCACTACTTGCGTAATGTTTTCGCAGGACTCTAGGTCGCTAGCGCCATACGGCACCACAATATCTTCTGCCGGAACAAACTTGCTTACAGCCCGATCAATTGCTTCGTCGTAGTAAACTTTTTTGAAAGCGGACCCCGCTAAAGGCAAATAAAATAACATTTGATCAAAGTCCGGCGTGTACTCTTCCATCACATTCGTGATGTAGTAGTTCATAAAGTCTTTGACCCTGTGCGCTTGCCCTTCAGTCTTCTTAGTCTTTTCACCAACCACATGCGCCCTAACCGGGCCAGACGGCGGCAAAAGCTCATTAAAAGCCTGCGCCTGAAACTGTGTTGCCGCTTCCGCCAACAACGGGTGTGTCACACCTGTCGCACCCCGGAAAGGCATTGTTCGTTCTTCGTAGGTGTACCCAAGAAGGTTTAACCCCTTGGAATAAGCGTCTTCCCAATCAGAACGAGACGCTTTGTTAGAATCAAAATCGCCTAATAACTCTGAAGATAATTGACCAAGCTCTCTATCGTCCAATTCCTCTGCCAAGTTGCCATAGAAATCGCCGTCAGGATCACCAAGCATGGCCATCGGATCAAAATCAACAATAACTCCGCCATCGTCATCTTCCTCAATCTCAATGCCTTCCGGCAAAACTTCATTAACAGAACCGACAAAAGTGCCCGGTGCGGCTATCTCAATGTCTAGCTCCATGTCTTCTTCGGTAATCTCAGGCCCCATGGCCGTACTGTCCATCAAAGAAGAAAACTGTGATTTATCGTCGCCGTTAGCCATTAGGCTCTCCTAATATACGGGGCGTATGCGCCTACGCCGCGTTGGACATCATCATACCCTCGGAACATGTTTCGTGCTACAGGGACCATAGAACCCACGCCGCCGCCCATAGCGTAATTTTTAACTGCCGCCTGTGACTCACGTTCTTGTCGTTCTTCCGTTCTTTCTTGGTTTTGTTCCGGTAAATCTTCGTTGTACTCTTTTAGCTCTTCGTATTGATTAAGCAATTTAATCGCGGGGGATTCTTCTATACGCGCTCTAATGTATTCGTCTTTGTAGTCATGTGTGCCTTGGCGCGTGGACCGTGCGCCGAGTTCCCATTCCTCTCCAAATATCTGCGAACCGACCCCGTAGCCGGGATTGTCTCTTTCAAACCGTAAAGAATAACGAAAATCATCGAGTCCTTCAGAGCCTGTTGTTATTTCTTTTACCCTAGAACTGCGAAGCCTGCTAAATAATTGACGCTCATCTAAAGCAGTCAAAAGATCAGCAACCCTATTTTGTCTTTCGTTTAATTGAGGGAATTGTCTATGCCGATATTCGTGAGCGATTGTTTGGGGGTTGGCGTGTCTATCAATTGTGTTAACCATTCCAGCTTCTGGGATTATGGTTAGAGAAGCGGGGTCGCCGTTTTTTGTTTCATAAAAAACATGCTCGGCATAGTCGTCTAAAAAAGTGCCCTCCGGGTATTCTTCGCTTGGATATGCATAAAATCCCCTTACACCATCGTATCCGGGAGCGGCGTTAGGTAGCCCATGATAGCGAGAAATAGACGGATCAATGTCCGCCGCGTAGTTGCTTTGAGCGGCAACCTCAATAGCAAATTCATTGTCAAAAGCTTGCTTTCGGAGTCGCTGACGCTCCAAGGCCTCTAAGAATTTAGGGTCTTGTTCTACTTCAGCCATTATACGGCCATGGGCATGATGCCCTGTTGCATCACAGGAGCCGTGGGCCGTGGGGCGAGTTTCGCAAGGTTACGACGAAGAGTCGCCTTCGACCGCTCGGGGTTCAAGAATGACTCAATACCGTCGCCCGTAGTTTGCAACTTGGACATGTCACCGCTGTAAACATCAACGATGCCGCCCTCGGCAAAACCCGCTGTTTCATACGAACCGGGGGTAGTGCCTTGCGCTCCTTGATACCAAGCCTCGCCCGTGTTGGGGTCAACGCCAAAGTGATGGTCACCAGAGGAAGTGTTGTAGATGATGTCTCCAGAATTGCTAACGGCAACGTCGCCTTCCGCCACTAATCCAACCTGCCCGTAACCATTGTCTACGGCCCTATAATCACCCGCCGGGGTGGAGAATACGTCTCCAACGGACAAAGCTTGCGTTGTGGGGGCGCTCCAGTTGATGTCTTGCCCCATGCCGGTGGTATTACCAATCCCTCCCACGGTGTCGCCTTGCTGGGCCGCCGCGTAGTCAGGGTTGATTGCGCCATCTAACGCGGGGCCGCCTTGGGCTGTACTGCTATAACCTTGATACCCCTGCCCTTCTGGAAAGCTGGGGCCGCCAATGTCCGCGACGCTTACGCCGCATGCGGTGGGTAGACTATACCCGGACGCGGCAAAGGCCTCCGGTGTCATAGTCCGATACTTGTAAAGAGCTATCTCTTCGTCGGTGTAGGTCGGTGGGGTGTAGCTGGTGGGAGTACTTGTCGTAGGTGTGCTTGTCGTGGGTGTGCTTGTCGTGGGTGTGCTTGTCGTGGGCGTACTTGTAGTGGGTGTGCTTGTCGTGGGCGTACTTGTAGTGGGCGTACTTGTAGTGGGCGTACTTGTCGCGGGGGTGGAGGACACCACCGGGGTAACAGCGGTCGCACCTGTCGAGTCAACAACTAAAGGCGGAGTTGAACTAGTAGGCGCGGAGTACGGAGCCGACGTTGTTACCGGAGTTGAATACGGGTTAATTTGTTCAAAGCCACCTACCGGATACGGATTAAACGTATCATAAAGATTAGGTT